CGAACGAGAACGGTGTACGGAGCACGGGCTGGTTCCATTAATTGAGACTTAGCATAGTACAAGCTCCCTCCTTAATTTGCTTGATCGCATGGTGCGTCAAGGTCAGTTAAGGCCACCCACCTAGGACGTATTAATGTTCTAGGCCTCTGCGGTATCCCGGACTTCCATTTGGTAAATGGGTCCGGCTCTTCAGTGAAAAACTGAAGCAACGCAGAGTCGTCTTTGATCGGGAAGCGAACTTGCTTGCCTATAAGGCTCGCAACGCGCACTTCGGTCCTTTGCAGGTGCGGATTATCCCTAATTTTAAGATTAGAGACGTCCGCACCGATGAAGGACTTTAGACCAAAGACGCCTGATCTCATGTGTACCGTAGGAATATCCTTCGGTATGGTCGACGCGAGTCGACTAGCCGTCGTCATCAGGAACTTCTTGTAGAAGTTATTCCTGGTCTCGACAGTACTCGCTAGAGATTCAGGCTTGCCGTCGTTGAATGTGCGCCAATACGCAGGTGTAACATTACACCCGCGGAAAGCGTCTACACCACAAGACTCTCTGAAATTTCCATTCCAGAAAGACTTCTGAGTGTTGACCTTGAAGTCTAAGACTTCAAGGGCTTCAACGAACAGCTCCCGACAGTCGACGGGGATGACTATGTCATCTCCGAAGACGGCTACCTGACCAGTAAGAGACTCGATAATCTTGCGAACCCCTTGCGGGGTCCGATAGTCCAAGCGTCTATGAGTAATCACAGAAGCGAGTGCTATCGTCAAGAAAATCAGACTCTCTACAGGAAAGGTGCAGGCGTTGCCCATGGTTGAAAACTTTTTCAACCGTATCAAGGACGGCACTCGACGAGTGACGTCCTGAGATACAAACTGGGTTCGAGACGCCCTGAGGCAGTTTAATAGTTTCGGATTTTTCCGGAACATCTGCCCCACGATGTGACATGTGACACGATCGCTAGCAGCCGATAAATCGACTGTAGCAAGCGTGCCGTCACGGGACCCGATAGTGCATAGATCTTGGTTGAGAGTTTGGTCGTTAAAACGAACAAATCTGTCAATCCACGAACGACGCGATCTATCGCAAAAATAGTGCCAGATATTCTGCTGGCACCATTGGTTTGCACTCGGCTCCGCGGCAATAAGCCGCGGCTTCGAGTAGGTCTTCGGGACACATACCATTCGAGACGGAAGCTCTCGCGAGCTGATGTCTCGCCCAGTATGTACTCTGTCTGCCCAACTGCTAAAACTATGGAAACCATAGTCCGCAATTGGGTACTCGGATTCCAGAGTATCTGACCAGTTAGTCCAACAATATTTGTTGGCTGGACCACGATACTCTGAAACAGCACCTGGGCCGTGTCTGAACCGCCATACACTCGGATCGTAAGATCCGAGTGCTGCGGTAACGAGACTTGACACGAAGTCAAGACTCGCCAGGAGGCGCGACAGTTGCCTGCTCTTTTGAACAGGCATAGACTCAACTCTGCCCCTATAGAGGGACGACTTTGTGAATCCTTCATAAGTCATCCCTCTTGCTGCCAAGGTTTCTCTTTCGGCGT